CAGTATTCAGGCCAGCTGATACCGGTGTAACGGATTCCGGTGATTACGTCGAAGATAGTGGTGAGCGTCGGATCGGTGGCGCCGCCAGCCCAGCCAGTCAGCGCCTGGGTCACGCCTTCGACTTGAAGGTCGATCTTGATGCCGTAGTAGTTGCCAACAGTGCCTTTTTCCTTGGCGGTCACGGTCACAGCGCCAACCAGAGCAGCGGACGTGAAAGGTGCATCCACCAAGTTATCCAGGGCGGTATCGACGGCGGCGGCGATCACGGTGGCGGTTGCGCCGACCGCAACTTGCACGGTAACCGTGAACAAGAACTCATCGACGACCGACAGCGTGACAGTGCCGGCTGCGGTCGCGGTGCCGGTGAAAGTTACGACAGCGGTAGCCGCAGTGCCGCCGCCCGCCTCATCAATACCGATGACGTCAAGCGGACTGTTGCCAGCGTTGGCGGCCAGCCACTTTTCGACGCGACCGAACAGCTCGCCAGACCCAAAAGCGGCGCGCTTCTGCGCCAGGGTCATGGCGTTGACGTTACTGATCAGGGCGCCAGAAGTTGCGGTTGCCGCAGTAGGCAGCACGCCGACGAGCAAATCGCGGCGATCCGCGAAAGCGTCCACGATTGCCGCTGGCAGCAGTGAGATATTGATGCGCGGATTGCTGGTAGCAGCCATTTACTTGGCCTCCTTCGTGGTCGCCTTGGCGGTTTTGTTCTCGGTGGCGACTTCGCCAGGAGTTTCGATGACGGCGATGCAGCCATCGGTCTTGCTGTCAGCCATGCGGCGGCGCCAGTGTTGCTCAAGTGGCGTACCGTTGGCGTCAACTTCGATGATGGCCTGCTTGCCAGGCTTCAGGCCGTGCAAGCTAACCATGCTCTTGTTTTCAATCGTAACTGTCTTGATCATGGTAGCGGCTCTTCATCCAAGTCTAACGCCATAGACATTATGGCCTTGTCGCTGTCGTTTACATAGAGGGACTGGTTGATATCCCGGAATGCAACGTCGGTTATGAACGGGGTCTGCCCGTCAAAGCCCGACTCAAAGGTTACCACATTCGGAACTTGCCAGTCATATACGTGCAGGTAATAGGCCGAATTATAGAGGCCTGGCCCGTGTCCCGCCGAAACTGTCACGTATTGGATTGCCGATTGGTCGGAGAATCCGAAGCCGTAGAATATCTTGGTCAGGGCTTCATATATCTCGCCGTACGCCATGTGCTGAGCATTGTCACCACCGACGTCATTTGTTGTCGGAATGAACACGGCAACAGCGAAGTTCTGAAGAAGTCGCAGCAAGCGCATGTCCTGCTTCGTGAAAGTTGCCAGGCCGTCGTTCGGCGTGTGACGATCCTTGCTGACAGAGACGTCAGTCATGATCACGAAGATGAACGGCTTTCCATTGCCCTGCTTGGTGTAGATCGCCTCGGCGCGAGTGATGTCTGCCGCCGCCCTGGCGCGGATCTTGGTGTTGACGGTAATTGTGTCGATGGCGCCGTCATAGTGGAAGATGCCTTCGGCTGGCTGGATGGTTACCGTAGTGCCGACGACAGCGGAAACGGTCCCGATGCCCAGGACGCCAGTTGGTTGCTCAATCAGATAGCCGGGAACAGTCGGAGCAGTCGCGCCAGCAGGAATGGCAATCTCGAACGTCCGGCGATTCGGTACGCCAAGGATGTCGTGGGCACCATTCCAGATTGAAGGTGTGATGCCGCCAAGTGTGAGCTGTTGCGTATCCAGGCGCTGCCGTGGCTCGGTCTGGTCGTGGTCGTTGGCCGTCGTGAATCGAGCGGTGCCGTCGCCGTTGTCGATGTAAGCGGTGATCGGGTTGCGGACCTTGACGCCGGACAGTAGGAGTGTCTGACCGACAATTGGCGTACCGCTGGCAATCGTTCCGGTGATGGCGCCAGACGCAACGGTCGCCGACGTAACGGTCAGCGACTCGTTGAACAGGCTTGTCACGGAAGGCAAGTAGCGCCACAGATGAGCCATGACGTCGCGGGGCGTAATCATTATTTGTATGCCTCGGCGATGAATTTGACCAGGGTTTGCATGGTCACGGTTTGCATTTCGGTGACGGCTACCTGAAGGTGCGGGCGCGGCGCCATTTTCTTGGTGCCGGTTTCGAGCCAGCCAGCGTATTCAGCTCGCTCGCCAAACACCATCGTATGATGTCCGGTCGCCTCGTAATCGACGCTATTGGCGAGCCTGCCCGTCCGATTCGCCGGAACCTCGCCAGGTGCCGAAGCCTGATGCTTGCGACCGCGAAACGTGTAGACCCGCCCGGTTCGAGGGCCGTTGCGGATCATGTAGCGTAGTTTGTTCGTCAGCAGCGTGCCGACTTCTTTCCAGGCGGCAGTCAGGGCGACGTTGGTGGCTCGCTCGGCGATCAGCACCTTCAGCAGGAAGCGGTCGTTGGTTGATGCCTCCTGGATGCTGATCATGCCTGCCCCGCCTCAGATTCACCGCGCTCAGTAGCCTGGATCATATCGTAAATCGAGTCTTCGTTGACGTTATCGACTCGCAGCACTCGGAATCTACGATCCGCGCCCATCAGCACGAAGACATTACCGGCTTCAATGTTGCGCCAGTCGGTCCTGTGTTTGAGAAAAAACAGATGCGTGGCATTTGGGTCGATCACCGTACCAGCAAATCTTGCGACACCAGCATTCACACCAGCAGTGGTACGAATTCCAGACCAGACGGTGGCGTATGGCGTGAACACAATCCCGCTGCTATCCCAGTCGCCCGGAGTTTGTCCCTCGGCTGCTCGGTTCGCCAGTTGGATCTTGTGGCGCAGATCGCCTAGGCAGATTTTTACCTTCGGGAGGCGCAGCGTTGAGCAACTCATGCGAACACCCTGAGAATGCGGAACATTGCCAACTTAGCCTGAATCGACTGAGGAATGCCAAGCGCATTACAACCGCCACCAGCCTCACCACATCCGCCGCAATCGCCACGGTTGGCGTCGAAGTATGCGATCAGCTCAAGCAACCCTTGCTTTAGCGCCGGAGGAATCGCCGCCTCATTCGCATAGCCAGCAGTGAACGTGACTCGCATCGGATACGGCTCGAAAGAATCAGGCACACCGATTCCGCGAATAAGGTATAGGCGCCCCTGCTCGTCGAACGGCTTGAGTCGGTAGTCAGCAGGCGCAACAGTCTCGGTGCCATCGTTGCCAATCAACTGGACCAGCGTAACGGCGCCGTCATTGATAGGCGCCCGACGCAGCCACAGATAATCGTAAGGCATGGCGCAGTCGCCAGGCGTGAACGAGTCAAACTTGCCCAGGACGGTACGCGGCGAAAGCAGGCGATTGGTGTAGCGCTCAACCATGTCGATGGCATCAGCCGTCAACAAGGTCAGTTCGGTATCGCGAGAGGTATCCGATACGTCGATTTTCAGGAACAGCTTGACGGTGTTCAGCGACACCGCCAGGCCAGCCGGAGCGGCTACCTCGTAGCGGTCGGTCATTACTTAGCCCGCGCCTTGCGGACTTCAGGTTGCGCATCGGCCTTGGCTTTTGGCTCGACCTTCACCCATTCAGCCCAGCCGGCTTCGACGATATCGAAATCATCCGATGCGCCGAAACTCTTTTCATCGCCTGCGGTCAGCTCGACGACTTGCGTGCCGCCAAGTGCCCAGTTGCCGGATTTTAGAATCTTGATCATCTTTCACCTCATAAAACAAAGGGGCCTCGAAAGCCCCTTCATCATATCACCGTTACAGCTTACGCCGAAGCGGCCGCCGGAGCGTGATGCGGAGTACCGAGCACGGCAACCGCACCCATGGTGCCGCCAGTGGTCACGCCAGTCGAAACGATACGCAGTTGCACGTAGCGTTTCTTGCCGACGTAGCCGATGCGAGCGGTGGCGTTGTCACTGGCTGCCACGAACACCGCCGAGCCAAGCACTTCTTCGCCGGTCAACTGGACGGCATCGGAAAGACCGGAGTCATTGCCGTGCCACAGTTGCGCGGTGTAGGTGCCGTCGGTAACGGTGCCGGAGATCAGATAGAACTCCAGCGACTCATAGTGAGCGGTATCGATGATCGCGCCGCTCGTGGTGGTGTTGGTGGAGATAGCGGCAACGCTCAGGCCCAAACGGCTGGTCGCTTCGTTATGCAGATCAAATACCTGGAACATGGCGACCCCCTTATGCCTTGGTTTTCAGAAGTTTGAACGCTTCCGGCAGAACCACTTGACCGTGGTTGTAGCGGTGGAAGGTCAGTTCGATGATGTTGTTCTTCTTGCGAGTCACGTCATCGCGGATCACTTGCAGGCCGGTCCGGTCGATGATGGTGTAGCCGCGCATGAAGTCGGCGTAGGCCAGGCTCAACGAGTTGGCCGCAACCGATGGCATGTCCTGCATCAGGATGTACGGCGCGCCCGCCAGGGTGTTCGGCTGGGTTGGGCCCAGGCCTACTTGCCACAGGTAATGGTCGTTGGTCGAGCCCTTCAGGGTACGCAACAGCGCCAGGGTCTGGCGATTCATCGCGTACATCGGGTTGTAGCCAACCTTCAGGTCACCAGCCAGCAGCAGGACGTCGTCGCCGCTGATCACGCCGCTGTTGAGCGAGGTCCGCGCATCGGCAACCACGGCAGCGTTTGCCAGGAAGCCTTCAGGCTGTTTGGCGCCAGTACCCAGGACGAACTTGTTGCCCTCGGTGAAGGCGAACGCTTCGGCCACGTCGTTCATGATCTCGGATTCCATGTCGAATTCCGAGTCAATGAGCTGATCGTAGGTGTAAGGCACGGTCACGGTCAGGCGGTACGCGGTCAGAGTTTCCTGACCATAAGTCGAGTTGCTTTCGCCGCCAGCAGCGGCTTCGCCTTCGTAGCTGGCAACCGGGATGGTGACACGGGTCGGGATGGACAGGGTTTTGCTGCCGACGGTACGGACGCGAGCAACAGAGCGCACCGGAGAAATCTCGGTGATCTTCTTGATGATCATGTTGTCCATTTCCGGCATAGTCAGGTAACCGCCCTGGGTGCCGATGTCGGTGCGCAGAGTCGCTTTCTGCTCAACACTGAGTGCGTCCAGGCCCTTCTGAGCGTAAAGCTGGAGAGCTTTGTACTCGGGAGTTTCCTTGTAGCCAGCGCCAGTGCCGCTAGATTTGCGGGACAGCTCCAGCTCCAGGCCGTCGATGCGCTCTTTCAGCTCAACAGCAGCCTTGCGCTCTTCAGCGAGCTGGCTGGTGAATTCCTGGCTGGCCTTTTCCTGCTTTTCCAGAGCGGTATTGGTGGCATCCACCATGCTCTTGAACTGCGAGGACTCGGTGCCGAATTTTTCGACGGTATCGCGCAGAGCCTTTACGGCCTGAAGCGCTTCCGCATTGACATCAGTAGTCATGTCACTTTCCTTCAAATTGAGTAGTCAGGGTTTTCATCAGTTCGGCCAAGCTTTTCAGCTCGGTTACAACTGCTGCTCCGGTAGGATCGTCCCGACCCCCTGACTTCCCTTCGTCTCGAAGAAAAGTTTTAAGCGCGGATGCTAGGCGCTTGGATGTTTGCTTTGTGAAGGATACGCCCGACTGAAAGAGTTTTTCAAGATCTCTTTCAGTCAGGATGGAAAGGTCATCGAGACGGACGCCAGATTTCTTGAACGGCGAGTCCAGATCCATCTTGCCGTAGTAGTTGTCGATGCTCGCCACAACTGCATCGCGGTCATCTTCGGGGATATTGGTTATTCCCTTGGCGCTGGCAGCGGCAGCCGAGAAGATGGCGCGAGGCACGGCAGTCAGTTTGCCGTCGATCACATCGGCAATCAGCAGCTTGTAGCCGTCGAAGTCTTCGGCGTTCTTGGCGTCCGACCACAGGAAGGCCTTGCGGAATGATTCGCTTGGCTCTTCAGCGGACTCCAGGAAGAACTTGACGCGGGCCATGGCGGCTTCGGCGTCCCACTCTTGGTCGCGGGGAGCGACAGGCAAGTCGTGGAAAGCCGCGTTGGATTTCAGCCCGGTGATGACGGCAAGAGGGTTCATTGGCGTCGTGACCAGAGAGATTTCCCACAGCTTCAGCGTCTTCAGCAGTCGGACACCCGCTTCGATCACGTAGTCCAGTGTCGAGTACCCGATGGACATGCAGGACACGCTTTCCGCCTTCATCTGCGGGATAACTCGACCGCTAACAAAAGTGTCGGACTTCGGCAGGCGACCCTTGACGAACAGGCCGCGAGCATCTTCGCGAAGCTCGACATAGCTGCCGATGGGCATTTCGGTGTCATGCTGCCACAGAGCCGGAAGCTTACCGGTCTTCTCGCTCGCCATCAGTTCGTTGATGGTTTCGCGGAATGCGCCAGGCATCACAGCATCAAGGCCGCGATCCACATTGTTGAACGTGCTGGCATAGCCTTCGAAGATGTAATAGTCCTCATCTTCGGTGATCGCCTTAACCTCAAATGGAACTACCATCTTTTTCATCGGTAAACCCTCAAAATATATATTGCGCACTGCATCGGCAATGCGCGATCTCGCGAACCGGCGCGCCTAGCGAAGTGTCACCTGGGTACATCATACGCGAACCGCCAACAATAAACGCTTCATTCACAGGAATAGACGCCGCACCATATCTGCGCCCAGCTTCGACATGCGTAGGACGAACTCTTTTGTCGCGCATGTCCAGCCAACTTTTTTTTAATACCTTTGGCGCCGTTGGCTCTGGCCTCTCAATAGGTTTAGGATCTTCCGGTTGAGCTGGCGCGCCTGGCGGAGTGGCATCCGGGATAGTCGGAAGCGGTCTTGGCCCTGGAATCGCAGGCGGCTGGAAAATAGGTGGCGCATCACGTGGAACCGGAATACCTGGCACCGTCACGCCACCAACAGTCGAAGCCTCGATAGCCTTGGCAGCCTCGGCAGCAGCCTGAGTCTCAGTTACCGCAATCAGATCAACACGACCACGAAGAATGCGCAACAGGATAGCAGCGGCAACGGCGGCAAGCGAACGATTCTCTATTGGCGTGCCATCCTCGCGCATAGCCTGCCGTCCCTGGTCTATGGCGTCACCCATATCACGAACTGTTGTCGCGACAATGATATCGGCCTGGACTGGTGCGCGCTCGTCATCCCATAGCAGGAATATGGCGGCAATCAGCTCCTTGATGCGCGACTCTTCTTCGGCATCGTTCTGCTTGGCCTGCTTGGATCGAAGCGCCATATAGGTGGTCACGTTGTTTTGCTTGAGGATCATTCCGCCAAAGGACTTCTGCACTCGGCGATAATGATCCTCAAGTAGCGTTTCGAATGAAGTGCGGTGGCGTGACAGCGACGGTACCTGACCAGTCCTGGCGACCGATACCCGGAAGTCATCGACGACTCGTTTGAAGATCTTGCGGATACCTGGCTTGACTATGGCTTCGAGCCGCAGCTTCTCCGTGACCTCGCGGGTCAGGATTTCGTTACGGCTTGGCATTCAGGCTCGCACGAATCACTGGTCTTGCAGCGATTCTGTTCTGGATGTCATGAATATCACGCGCAGTTTCGGAAATGTCTGCGACATGAAGAACCGGAAGCGACTTTATGCGATTCCAGAGAGCAGCCGTCAACTCCAGGATTTCTCTTTCTTCATCGGTCAGCATTCTTCGCGTCCTCCTCAAGCAACCGAGCCGCCTCGGTCGCCGCATCAACGTTGTCATCAGTAAACAGGTCCACGCCAACCGGGACCATCGTCGAAGGTTGATACAGGGTATCGCCGCCCTCGATAGGCTCACGGTTCGGCAATTGAGCGCGCAGCTCGTTAATCGTCTCGACCCCCAGTTTCTGGCGGGCCAGCAGCATATCAACGCGGCGCGACACCAGAGCATCAATCGATTCCGGGTTGAACGTGATACAGGCTCGCGCGGGATCCAGGCCATAACGAGGTAGCAGAAATCGGCCAAGACCATCAAGAAGGACATCAGCAAGCGGCAGAACGCAACGGTCATAGAGCTGAAAGACCGCGTGTGACATGTTGTTATCAGTGGCGGCGTCGTTGCTTACCAGTGGAAGAGGGATCTTGTAACGCAGGAACAGAGCCTCGCGGGCAACCTGATCGAGAACCGCATAATCCATATCTTTGTTATTGGTGCCGGCTTCCTTGATCTCCATGTCGCTAGACGAAACGACGGCGATACGGCCAGCATTACCGGCACCGGATAGCGTGCGATTCAGACTGTCGCGACGGGCAATGTGCTCGTCCTCGCTCATTGCGTCCTTGAACTGAACGATCAGCGACAGCCTGCCACCGTTATCGAGCAGCGCCAGGTTATGGACTCGACCCTGGATCTGCTGCTTGGCTTCCAGGGCAACGGCCTCAAGCGGGCTATCCGCCCGAGTCTCATCGGTGCGCGAGCTGAAGCCGTGGACGCGGAACAGTTCGCGTAGGTTGCCGTCGAAATAGTTGACCTTTCTGGCTTTCTCCAGGCGGGTATACGTTCCGCTGGCTCGGCCGTCAGTAACCATGAATATCTGCGGATACCGGTCGGCAGCATTCTCAATGGTCGAGATCGTCTGCGGCTTTACGGCGAACATTTCGAGAGGAGGCCGACTTACGCCGCCGCCACCGTAGTAGAAGCATTCGCGGGTCAGCAGGTAATGCCTGGCGGATGCTCCGATGAACCCCGACCAGTTGTCGAAGCCATTCGGAGACTTCAGCAGACGCAACAGATCGTGATCCTGAATATACTTGCCGTCTTCAGTCCTGATGACCGGCTCAAGGTGTTCAACCTCGTCGGCGATCATGTCGACGGCAATGGCAACGCTGGAGGACGTCCGGTAGAACTCCATGGCGGCTTGCGGAGTCATCCTGCCGCTGCCAAAGATCATATCCATCAGCGAGCCACGCTGAATAGGAATCTCGGAGACGCGACCGCCTGACTTGATCTCGGGCTTTTCCCAGAATTTCAGGCGATCTAGAAAGGACATGGATTGATTCCGTCAAATAGTGCAGACGATAATACGCGACGAAAATGTTCAAGTCACGCAACGCTGGCGGACGCAATCTATACGCGCTCTTCCCAGTATAACGAATATACGAGCTGGGCGGCGTCAATAGAGGCAATGCCACCGGTTAGAGTGCTGAACCTGCCATGGTAGACGCCAGCTCCGAGACCTCGCTCTGTTGTTTCTCCGCCCGCATTCTGGCTTGAACTGTTCCCCTGGTTGGTTCCGCTGCGTATCAGCATCAAATCAACCGGAGTTCCGCCCGTGAAATTGCCGCCAGTCTCAAGCGTGACCTGTGATGCATAGAAAGGGGTGGGGCGCTCGCCCATGCGGTTCACGCCGATGACAGGAATAGCCGTCCATGAGCCGGTCGAAGTGGCACCAGTGAATATTTCGAAGCGTATGGCGCCCTGCGTCAGCTCAAGACGCTGAGCCCACAGGATGAAGTCAATTGGACTGGTGAATCTGAACTGAACTGAGGGGCCGGCAACCGGGATGACCAGCTCGATATATGACCGAAACATGCGACCAGCGAAGAAACCGGTCTGGCCTGGGTCAACACGGATACGGCGGCTAGGGCCAGTTCCGTGATCAGTCATCAGGTCGAAGGGAGGCTGAGCCACGATCTTTTCGCCATGCGTACCGTCGAGCATGTCAACGAGCTTTTTCAGCGGACCCCAAAGAACTTTGAAATTGATATCAGCCATGACCGTCACTCCATTTGGACGCGGAAAGCGTAGCAGTTGGGTGGTCGGAAAGCTAATTTGTTGGATCCATAAAAAATCCCCGATCAGTGTCGGGGATTTTTCTATACGGTCGAGGCCGAGTATTCAGGAGTTGACGCGAAGATCCCAGTCAGGAACGCCGACCGGAGTGGCCGAGACCTGGACGAAGTGATTGCTTTCAGCGCGAAGGTTCGATTTCAGGTCAGAGGTATTCTCGCCGCCCGTTCGCCAACTGGCGAGGCCGAGTTCGAGTCGCGTCATTGCGGCGCCGTGGAATTCGCCGACGTGATCGAAGGTTTGTGCCAGGTAGGAAACCGTCCGCTCGACGGCCGATGCCGGGAACGAGACGAAGCACGCGCACATCGCGAGTGCCAGGTAGGAAGCCCATCGTTTGATCATTGGTATTGCTCCTGCGTTGGTGGTATTGCGTTTGGGGTTTAATTATTAAGTGATTATCGCAAGCCGGTCAAGCGGTTTTGTGATTGGCCTGCGCGTAAAACTCCATGAGCTGAATCAGTGGGTCGCCTGAGCCGCCTAGGACATACATGGCATGCCGATTACCGTTTCCGTCCTTTGCGAAGTCGAGTTTGTAGGCGATCTTCCCGTACGAAAGATTTGGAAGCTCCTCGTGCTCACTAACCCATTGGACTGGCGGATGGACTGGGAACTCCACCCTGTTCACTCTAGGGTCGACATCAATCAGCATGCCAGCCTTTGGACCGCCGATGAATAGGCATTTCATGCTGATAACTCCTTCAGTGCTGCGTTCATGGTTGCCTCCAGGGTGGCGGGTCAGTCGGTGGGCGGGGCGGGAATTTCGTGCCAGTGCGTGGGCATGATGTCGCAGCGGTCGCCGTCGATGTAGCGCCACGGCCGATGCTCGTTACCGCAGGTCATGGCGAAGAAAGGACCGTCGTTGGTCTTCTTACCCAGGCGATACACCAGAACCTTCTGCCGAATTGGCGGCAGCCTGTCGCTGCACTTGATCCATGCGCTCATGCTGCCCCCGGCCAATGGCCTTCGATTCTTTTCTTCGCCTCTTGAGATAGGCGCTGATAGCTGTTTACGGTTGAGCAACCAGGCATAGAGCCTTCAAGTTCAACGCAGGCCCTGACCTCGCACGACCGAGAGCAAACCCATCCGCCGTAATAGCAGGCGTAGACTTCTCCTCCGGGGTTTGGGTGATAGGCCAGCCCGCCCTTGTAGTAAGGCGATCCTCGCAACTTGAGGCCGCAACCTCGGCACACCGCTTGAGTTTCAGTACAGCTATGCATGGCGACCTCCAGGGTTTGGGGTTAGGCGGCTACCGCCTGATTCATCAGTTCGGCGTAGGCGTTGAGTGCTTCTTCTCGGGTATCGCCGAATGCGTAGTTGGACGAAGACTGCAGGTCCTCAAACCCTTCGCCGACCACGCACCAGGCGTTGCCGTCTTTCATCACACGGATGGCCCACCAAGGCTTCTGGAATCCATCAGCGCGGCAGTTGTTGCAGGCCCAGGTGCCGCCGTATATGAAGCCTGTTTGCTTGCACTGGCCGTGCGGAAACGGGTGAATGAAGTAGATCTTTCCTTCTTTGATCATTTCGTCGGCCTTCCACCACCCCTGCATGCGCTCTGACTTGTATGCGCCGTCGATGGCATCAGCAAACTCAACGCCTTGAACGCGAGAGTTAAACCCGCCGCCAAAATTGGCATCGAGGCTGGATGGCTTGAATATCTGGTAGGCGTATTGGATCTTGCTTGGCTGCTCGCTCATAACTCTCTCCATCTGGTTGATCCGACAAATTCCGGCTGCAAGCGCGACCGGATACTTATTATTCCTGGCTGACGACTTCGAATACCTCGAATCCCTTGCTGAGCGATTCCACCTGGTAACTGGCATGCTCATGGTCGACTGCATACAGGTACGCCGAGAACTTGCCGTCAGGTGACCTGAACTCGATTGAGAACAGTTTCCATTCGATGCCGTTTACTGTTGCCGGGGTTTTAAGTTCCACGTCACAGCACCAAAATTGCCAACGCGCAAAAGATAACCGGCGCGATGATTAGCAGCATGAAACCCTTTGCTGCGTCACCTTTGTTGACTGGCTTTCGGCTGCTGACGTATGGCTGACTTCCAGGCTTGAGCTTCTGAATCGTCAGCTCCTTGCGGATTTTATCGAGGATCCAGGTTGCAGCGAATTTTGCGATGGTCATAGCTGAATCCTCGGTAGTTTTACTGAGAAAGCCCGCGCATGGCGGGCTTGCCTGGTGATTGTGGGTTGTTAGCCGTAGCCGTCGCCGTCGCCGTCGCCGTCGCCGTAGCCGTCGCCGTAGCCGGAGCCGTCGCCGTAGCCGTCGCCGGAGCCGGAGCCGGAGCCGTAGCCGTCGCCGGAGCCGGAGCCGGAGCCGTCGCCGTAGCCGTCGCCGGAGCCGGAGCCGTCGCCGTAGCCGTCGCCGGAGCCGGAGCCGGAGCCGCTAACCTCTTGCTTACTCAGCTTTGACATTCGGAGCACCTTCGATGCTGGCGATTGCTTTGTCGGCGCAGGGGATCAGCTCGACAGCTTCCAGCCATACACTACCGACCGCTTCGGCAATCTTGCTTTGCTTTTCCTTGATGCCGTGGATTGCTACGGCGCTCAGGCTGATCGATTCGGCTGCATGCCAGCGCCACATGCGACGGGCGTTGGTGACGATGACTTCGTTGCCGGCCTTCTCGCTAACGGTGCCAAACCAGACGCCAGCGGAATAGGTTCGGACGATGCACTTCTGCCCGATCATGCTGAGCAGTGACGTCGATTGGAGCGGCGCAGCATTCGAGACCTGGAACATCGCGGCAATCTGCTTCAGTTCGCCGTAGGTGAGATTATCGATATTGCTCATTTGTTGCTCCTGTCGTTTTGGGTCCGATGCCGTTCGCTTCGGTGATATAGATACTATCGGCAGGTAATCACTATGTCAACGGTTATCCCGCAAAGAATTTGGATTTCTTCGTGATGAACACGTCAGCCAGAGCGTCGATCATGACGTCTGTCTGGTCATCGAATTTATGGCTGTCGTCAGCAGTGAAGGACGCCACCTCAGAAATCATCTCGTAGTTGTTTTCGTCGCCATGAGGCAGCGCTACTTTTTTGTTGGCGTGGAAGCTCTGGACGTCCAGGCCGCGAGTCAGCTTGTCGCGGTCACGCTGAACCGGCGTGACCTTGATTGGCAGTCTGCCCTCGACCTCCTGGATAAGTCCGGTTCCGCTTGACTTGTCCTCCACCAGGACCTTGCGAAGGTTACCCATCTCGGCGCCGTTCTTGTCCCAGCAGGCCATCACGAACTTTTCAAACTCGGTGCGCAGAACCTTGGCCGTCATCCTGGCGCGCTTGTAGCCAAGCCGATAGATAGGGTCGTCAGGATTCTTCGAGACGCCCCACTCAGCAAAGACCGTCCAGTCGTTCCAGGTGTTGGTTTTCTGCGCGGTATCCGCTGTGATGATTCGATACTCGAACTGGTCTGGCCTGGCGATGTCGGCGCCTTCCGACTTGTCGCCATAAAACACGAAATCATCGGCCGAGAAGATGCCGCCGTCCAGGGTGTCAGGGTCCTGCATGTACTGGCTGCTGAACGTGTATGGGTGGGCGTCACGCAGCGCCATCAAATCCTTGACACTTTCCTTTTTCGGCCAGTACGACCAGTAGCCGCCGATCTTTTCAGACTCGCAGACGTCGCGCCGACATCTTTCCTGCAATTCTTCCGGCAGGCTTTCGATGTAATCCTCATTGATCAGCGCCGGAATCTTGATATGCAGGTCAATTTTTAGACCCATGCCGCCAGATAGCAGGAAGGCTGTTGAGTCGTCGACGTGGCCGCGCTGCTGGATAGCAACGAACGGGGTGGCGCTATGAGCCTTCCGGCTGCGCAGCGTGTTCACCAGGCGAACGTGGGACTTCTTGCGCTTGGTCTCGCTGAACAGGTCGTCCATCTTGTCCCAGTCATCCGCCTGGATGTGACCGGTATAGCCTGACTCCATGTAGCCACCACGGACGCCAGTAATCTGGCCGCCGCTTGGCCTGCTGAACAACTGATGGAATCGCTTGCCGCCCTTCTCCAGCGTCCAGTCATCCACCTTGTCCTTGCCGATGTCGAACGGATAGAAGGTCCGAAACTCGGCCGACTTCACCAGGGCGCGGGAACGCTCGCTGTTCTCGTTGACAAGATCCTTCGAATAGCTGGTGTTCAGGATGCGCACGCGGCGGTGCTTGATCATCGCGTACACGGGCAAGTGAATCGACCAGAACTCGGTCTTGGTGCCACCAGGGGGGATGTTGATGATGATGTTCTGGCATTCACCGGCAAACAGCTTCTTGGCTGCCCAGTTGTAATAGTGGTGGTGCCAGTTGGTGTGGAAGCTGTCGCCCTGGGATACGTTAAACCACAGGGCGGTGAACGCCAGCGGGGAGTGCTCACCAGCGGCAGCCAGCGCCAGATGCTCAGCAGGGCTTAAGGCGTCCCACTCAATGGGCTTGATAGCCATCAGCCAATCAGCTTATCTACGAGGGCACCAACCAACTCAGCATCGACCGATTTAGGACTCATGGTGCCGTCAGTCGAGCTGTGATCGATCTTCTGTGCCGCCTCCCATCCCTGCATCTTGGCTAGCTGCTGAATGGCCGCAATCTTCGAGTGGGTCTTGATCTTCGGCCCGAATTTACCGACCTCAAGCTCGGAAATAATGATTAGCTTGTCAGGATCATTGAGCTGCAAGTCCTCATCGATTTCCCATACCGTCTGGTTGACGTCGGCACCTGTCTCCAAGTCCTTGCCGATGTTCGCCGTCTTGAACTTGACAATATCAGTAAGTTTGCCGCGACTCAGGGCGGACAGGATTTCCATGGCCTCTTCACGGTCCATGATTGCCTTATTTACCGCTTGCACTTTCATGGAATCCATGAATGCCTTGACCTTTGCATCGCTTAGCATAACCGAGCATGTGGCGTCAGCAGATTCATCGCTCTTTGCGGTGCCACCAGCAGCGAAATATGCGGCACGCTGACTCATTCCAGCGAGCACGCCAGTGGCTGTCCTTTGCTGCAAGGCAGTCAACTGATCGAAGAGTTCTTTCTGCTCGGGAGTCATGTTTGTTCGCCTGTCACGAAAGGATTTATCTGAGTAACGACTATACCACTTAATCACCGCCAATAAAAAAGCCCCGCAATCGGCCAGGAAGGCGGGGCTGTGTTGCAGCGGAGATTTGAGCGTCATCGGGCTACGAGAGAGGCTTTCCGCTTTTGGCGCTGGTTGTCTGGTGAGCCAAGGCGGATTCGAACCGCTCCTTCCATCCGTTATGAGCGGATAGCATTAACCGATTATGCTATTGGCCCGAAT